ACGCCCCGCCACGCCTCCCCGGCACCGCGGAGTTCGTCGCCACGTCGCACGTCCGCGCGCGGCTGCACGTAGATCGGGTTGGTGAGCTCGGCGCCCGCCTGGTGGGCGGCGATCCGCTCGGCCTGCGAGGTCCCCGCCTGGGACACCCGGGCCCGGACCGATCCGACCTCGACCCACTCGGTGATGACCCCGCCGGACCCGTCCGGCACCTCCTCGCGACGCCACTGGTCGAGCCTGCGGTTCAGGTGCATCCCGATCGGCGGCATCATGTGGACCTCACCACCGCCGCACCGCCACCGAACCGAGCCCGAAGCTGCGCCCGGGTGGTGGCGGGGAGTTCGAGTTCGGTCATGGTGCCGTCGTCGGCGAACGAAGCGGAGTAGTCGCCGATGCGGAGCTGAGTCACCCGCCGCACACCGATACCGCCGCCCGATTCGTCGGAACGGTAGGACATCAGGGTTGTCGCGGCGATCCGGCACACCAGCGCCACGATGTCGGCCGACACCGACGGCAGGCCGTGGGTATAGGTCACCTCGACTTCGCTCGCGCCCGTGCCCCACCCAAGGGCCCGGTACAGGGACGCGCGCGGACGGGACAGGCGCCAGCCGGTCGCCTCGGCGTCGTCGAGGAGGACCTGTTCGACCGAGGTAACCGGCGGGCCGGGCAGGGACAGGCGGGGCTCGCGCTGCCCTGCCACCACCACAGTGGACGTGGCCTCACTGATCGGCACCCCGGCGGCGGCGCGCACGCTCGCAGACGCCGCCGCCAAGTACCCCTCGACGAGTTCCCGTTCCCCGTCCTCAACAGTGACGCCGAGCGCCTCCAGGTCCTCCACGGTCGCCAGCGGTTCCACGACGTCACCCCCTCTCAGATCAGGACGTGCCGTCGTCGAGGCCGGTGATCTTGCCGTGCGCGGACTCGTTGCCGTACTCCAGGCCGATCTCGCCGTAAATCTGGGTGCGGTCCGAGGCGCCGACCTTGGCGAGCTCCTCCTGGAACAGGAACCCCTTGCCGGGGATCGGCAGGAAACGGGGCGCGCACTGCTCCAGACTGACGACCGAGAGGCTGTCCGAGGGCATCCACCGGTTCAGCATGATGTTCAACCGACCGAAATCGGTTTCGATGGTCTGGAGGTTGACTCCGCCGACATCGCGGGTCTGCTCCTGGTAGTTGCGTTCGGTGACGAAGATGCGGGACAGGGCGCGCTTCTGTCGGGCCCCGACCATCAGGGTTGCGGTCTCGGTCTCGGCGATCCCGCCGGACTCCCACACGTCCTGCATCAGGTCGAGGACCATCTCGTCGGTCAGCTCACCACCACCGGCGTCGACCGCGTTCGACTCGATGGCCTCCAACAGGCCCCGCGTGCGGCGCGGATCGGAGTTCGAAGAAGGGTCGTCGTACTCGCCCCGGATGAAACTCATCTCCACGTCACGGGCGACCTGCTTGAGGGCCTGGGCGATCTGCCACCCGTGCTCGTCGGTGACCGCGTTCGCCCCCGACAGGCCCTCGACGTTGGGGTGGGAGGCGCCGAGAGCGCCGAACTGACCCACCGCGGCCTGCTTCGTGTAACTGGTGTCGACGGTCTCCTGGTGGATCTCGACGACGTTCATCACCGAGAACCGGGCGCGCCCCTCTGCGTCCGGAGCGGACGCGCCCTCGACGCGCTGCCGGGTCGCCGACGCGTCCCGCAGGTCGTAGCCCGACCAGGTGAAGTGCGTGGACTCGGCGGGGGTACCGCCGGTCAGCCCGCCGATCGCGGACAGAAACGGGGTGTCCTCGGGGGACACGGCGAAGAGTTCGCCGACGTAGTTGGGCAGGTTGAACGTGGTACCCATGCCGGTGATTCCGGGCACTGGTTCCTCCTAATGCTCGTGTCCGGCACGGGTCGTTCCCGGCCGGGGTCTACTTGGTGTTCTTGCGGGCCTCGGCCAACTTGGCCTGCTTCAGGCGGAGGGAACGCCCCAGGTCACCAGCGGCCTCGGCCTCGGCGATCTGCTGATCGAGGCTCCTCGGCTTGGAGTCGCGCCCCGCTCCCCCGTCGCCGCCGCCCTGGAACCGGCGCTTCTCTCCGGAAGCGAGGTGGGGCTTGCGGGTCAGCAGGTCGGTGATGGCCTCGCTGATCTCGTCGGCGTCGAGTTCGCCGTCGCCGTCCACCTCGAACTGATCGAGGTCGATGAAGGCGTTCACGTCGGACGGGTCGGCGAGCCTGCCCGCGGCGGCGGCCTTCAGTTCGGCCTTCACGATCCGGCGGTTGGCCTTGGCCGTTGCGGCCTGCTCGGCGTCAGCACGGATCTGGTCCGGAGTCGGCTCGTCGCCATCGCCCTTGGTTTTGGTGGCCTCGGCGAGTTGCTTCTCTAGCTCTCGGCGCTTATCGCGTTCGCTCCGCCACTTCTGCTTCTGAGCGGCCAGGGCCTTCTTTCCCGGGTCGCCGAGCTGTGCGGCGCCCTCGGGCTCACCCTCGCCGTCGCCGGGCTCGCCCTGGTCGTCGTTCTGCTCACCGCCTTCGGGTTCTCCGTCGCCCTCGCCTTCGGGGGCGTCGGGCTGGCCGGTGTCACCGTCTCCTGTGCCGTCGCCCCCCAGGACCGGCCATACGATCCGGCCGGACGGCAGGACGGCGAGCGCACGCAGCCCCGTCGCGGGGTGCACAGGCAGGTGGTTGCTGGTGTCCATCACATCTCCCGTTGCGGGTGTTCATCAGTCGCCCGTCGCGGGCGGGTCTGTCAGGTAGCCGTGCTCATAGAGCAGGCGGAGCGCGGTGTCTCGGTCGGCGGCATCGCGCATGATCGCGTCCGGCATCAGACGGCGCCGAGTGGACCGGGCGTACCGGCCGGAGGTGTCCGTCAGGTCCCCGAGGCGCCTACCGGCGTAGCCGCGCCGGGTCGTGCCCTCGGTCGTGTACCGGGCCTCGGTCCCGGCGGAAGGTGAGGACATGCCGCGGCGGGCGTTGACGACCTGGGACATGTCGGCGCCGGCGCGGATGGCCTCGGCGCCGTCCCGGCCGAACCGACGGTCTTGCTCGGCCTTGGTGAGGTCGTCGAACAGGGCCCGCGGGCTGTCGCCGGGAACGCGTGTGCCCGGGTGCATGGGGCGCATGGTGCACTTGCACCGTGGGTGCCTCAGGAACCCGGTCGACCAGCTGTATTCGCGGCCAGCGAGGATCATGCAGCGCGAGCACGCGCCCGCCTCGACCACGCGGGTGTAGGCCACCACACGGGGGCGAACGGCCATGCCGAGTTGCTCGGCGGCCCGTGCGGCGTCGGCGGTCTGGGTGGTGGCGATCATGCCGAGATGCTCCCGGCCGGACGCCAGCGACCGCCGTGGGGACGCGCCACGGCGGATCGTGCGCAGGGTGCGGATGGCGGGTTGGAGGAGGAGCGTGCCCAGCNCTACGGACGCGGCAGCCATGCCGAGGAGCTCGGACAGGTACTCCTCGGCTCCCAGCGCGGCGGCGAGCTGGGCAGCGGCCAGGATGGTCGTCGCGCGGGGGACCAGCTCAGCCCATGAGGGCCCGATCGCGTTCGGGTCCACCTGCGACCACAGGTCGCCGAGGGCGGCCTCCGCCTGGTCGGCGGTCTCCTCCTGGCGGCGCTGATGGTCACGGGTGAGCTGGGCGGTCACTCCTCACCCTCGACGGCGGGTGCCGACGGTGCCGGCGGCTGCGGTGGTGAGGGCGGTTGGGTGCTTTCGATCCGGTCAGCCAGAGCGCCTACAGGGTCCATGGCCATCTCACGCTCACGCATGCCCATGACCCGCTGCACTTCGTGCGGTTCCATGCCGTACTGCTCGGCGACCCACTCGAACGGAAAGCCCATCTGGTGCATCTTCTGGAGCGCGTCGACCTTCTGGGCGAGGCTGCGGAACTGCACATCACCCCACGCCACGCGCCCGCTGAGGGCCGACTTGGCGCGCTCGGGGTTGCCCTGCGCGGCGGCCACCAGAGAGAAGATGCGGCGGATGCCCGGCGTGAAGTAGGTGACCCGCTCACGCGTCTTGCTGACGAGTCCGGTCTCGGCTGCCGTCAGCGCCTCGGCGCTCAGGTTGGCGACCTTGCCGATCAGGTAGTGCGGCGGCGTCCTCGTCTGGGCGGCGATGTGCTCGATGGCCCGCTCGATCACCGACGAGAACACATCCAGCCGGGCGGCGGACCACTCAGTTGCCGATGCGTCATCACCCGGAATCCACAGGATGCGGTCCTTCACGAGCTGGTCGAGGTCGACGGGCTTCTCGCCGACGACGTCGCCCTGTGCGTTCAGGATCGGGATGCTGGGAACCTCAGCCCCGGTCACCACACGCTGCGGCAGCGACGCGTAGTCGAGCGCGTTGAACAGATACGCCCAGATCAAATTCACGGCGTCCTGCATCGCGATGACACCGTCGATGTCCGACATGGGGGCGTCGTCGAGGAGCGTCTGGTTCCGCAGTTCCACCAGCGGCACCATGCCCATCGGGTTGGCGAGGGGCCACACGTCATCCTCGGCAGGTTGGCGGGGTTCCCATCCGCCTGTCGGGTCCACGGCGGGGCGCGGGTCGTGGCGCACGGCCAGGGTGACGCCCCGCCTCTGCCACTTCCACACGCGGTCGCGGGTGTACAGGGTCGCGTACTCGAACCCAGCGTCCTCGTCACTCCAGAGCTTGAGCCCGGCAACGGGCTTACCGGTGTCGGGACGGTAGGACACGATGGCCTGTTCGGCGCGCTCCCACGTAATCACTGGGGTGTCGGGGTCCTCCTCGTCGCCCCACACCAGAGCGAACGCGCGGGAGGCGGCGAGCCCCACCACGAACGCCTCGGAGGAGGCGCGTTCGCAGTTGTTGACCCGCCACACCCGAGACATCTCCGCGTCCGGGCGAAGATCCTCGGCGTCGAGGCGGATGCCCTGCACGTCCAGGCGCTCGGCCGGGGTCTGCACGATCGGCAAACACCAGTTGTCAGCGAACCCGGTGAACCGGTCACCCATGTAGCGGGCGAACTCCTCCGAGGCGTAGGCCAACGGGTGGCGTCCGCGCACGTAGTTCATGCGCCGCTGGATGGCAGGCTGGCGGAGCCGGAGCTCGGAGGCGAGGCGCTGCATGGTGAACAGCGCGTGCTTGGTCTCCTCGTCCATGAGCGACAGGAGGTCCTCGCCGGTCTGGTCGGTCATGCCTCACCTCCTGGTGGTCGCCCGGGTTGTCGACGCCGTGTAGATGTAGTTCTTCTTCTTGCGGGCCCCGCCGGCGGCGATGGTGTCCATGGCTGCCTCATGGGCGAGGATGCTGGTCACACAGGCGTCGATCTTCTGGTGTTCGCTGGCCTTACGGAGCACGTACCGGTCACCCGGGCGCGCGGCCGTCCTCGCGTTAGCGATGTGGTCGGCGGTGAGCTCGCACCCGTCGTGGGTGAACGTCGTGTCCTGCTTCAGGACGTCGGTGCGCAGGCGCTCGGCAGCGGCGTGCATCTGCACGACCCGGCGGGTGTGCCACCGGATGACCCTCCGCTCCCCGTACCGATCCACCCACTCGTCGACCTCGGTCTCCCAGTACGGCGGGTCGGCGTACAGGCGCACCACGTCGAACCGCCGCATGAGTTCATCGAGGGCGGCGTCGACCTCCAGGCGAGGGACCTGTCCACCGAAGTCAGCGGGGTTCCAGATGGTGGGCGCCTGGTCAGGGCCGTAGGTCGGGGTGAACTGGAACCCGTCGAGGGTTTCCGCCCTCAGGGCCGTGTGGTCATCGATGTCAGAGCCGTCGAACCCGAGGACGATCCGGGTGCCGCGGGGAACCTCGCGGGCATCGACCCGAGCGGCCCACGCCTCCGAGTCCAGCCACGACCCAGTGCCGCTCACAATCCGGTTACCGAAGAAGCGCTCTGCCTGGGCGGGGTCGCGTTCGAGGATCTCGGCGGCCTCGGCCTCGATCGCGTCGAGGTCGACGTGTGAGGACCCGGCGTACACGTGTCGGTGGATTTTCCGGCGTTGGCGCTTATCCGCGTAGGACAAGCCCTTCGGGGCCTGCGGGTGATACTTGAAAATGTCCGGCCGCTTCGACTGCGACGTGCGCTGAGCGACGCTGTCCTCGCTGGGGTCCCACGCGTTCGTGGTCTCGATCGCCCGGCCACCCATGCCGGCCAGACCGCGCCTTTGTGTGTCGGCCGTCCGGGTCATCTTGTTCGTGGGCGTCCAAATGCCGGTCTCGTCCTGGAGGACGAACGTCACCGGCTGCCCCAACCGAGATGTCGCCGAGGAGGTGACCACGTCGATACGGCCCTCGTCACCAATCCGGATGAACTCCTCACCGGCCTTCGGCAGGACTTCGGCGAGGGGCCCGAGCCGGATCATGGAGCGCAGGGGCCGGTACACGTTGTCGGTCTGGTCTTCGGCTGTGGCCGTCAGCTGGATCAGCGGGGACGCCCACGGGCGCCCCATCGGTTCGCCGGGCTCATACGGGTACCACCAGCCGCACTCGCACCCGTGGTCCGCGCACCGGTACACCTCACCGCCGTGCGCCCACCCGGCGAACACGGTTGGCCCGACGGCCTCGGCGAGGATCAACGTTGCCGACCACGGCCCCTTGCCGGTCTTCTGTGGCGCCACCACCTGTGAACGCCGGTAGGTGAACGCCCGCGCGAGCTGTCCCAGCTCAGCACCGGGGCGGATGCGGTAGTGGTTGACCGTGCACCACGTCTGCCACGGGTACATCTCCAGGTCCTCACCCGCCCGGAACCCGTCCGGCACCGGGCAGTGAGCCTCGATCCAATCCACCACGACCCACAGGGTCGGGAAGTCGACCACGAACCCGTCTTCAGGTGCCGCTGTCATGCGGCACGACCTTCAGTCGGTCCCGAGCAGAACGGCGCCGCGGCGAAGCCTTCGGTGACGACGTCGGCGTCGGGCTGTCGTCCTCGTTGGTCGGCGCGATCTTCCACCGCAGCCGCGCCATGCCCGGCGCTGTCAGTCCCAGCGACTCCAGGTATTGCCGGGCAAGCTTGGCGTCCTCGGTGCGCGGCTTGTGCCCCTCGGCGCGGGCGAGTGTGCGGGCGAACAGGGCGACCTCGAACGCGAGCCCGTTCTCCTCCCACATGATCGCCTGCGGGCGAGTCCACAGCTCCCGCCATAGGTCCCATTCGCGCGGTTGGACATCCTCCAACGGGAACTCGGGCGTCGGAGCGGTGCGCCCCTCAGCCGGGAGAGTCCGCCATCCGGCGGCATCGGACTTGCGGGCACGGCGTAGCGCGTTCGGATCCGGCGCGGGGCCGGATGTCGCGCGTGCTCCTCCTCGGGGCATGGGTACTTCCTCCTGTCGAGCTGCGTTGCGCAGCACAGAGCACCGTCACGTTGCGTGGCGATGGTGACCCTCTGAAGTTGCCTGACTTTTTCGCGCCCTCCCCGGCGACCTTTTGGCGATCTTCGGAAGGGGGTCATCCCCCGGGTCGGCTCACTCTCTGTCGTTCCACCCGGCTGGCTGTTCGAGGGCGGTGGTGCGGCTGTGGCAGCGCTTGGTCAACGCTTGCAAGTTCGACCAGTCGAAGCCGCGCGGTCCGAGCGGACCGAGTCCGTCGACGTGATGAACCTCTGTCGCTCGTGGCCTGATGATCCACGGCTGAGCGCTGTGCTCCTCGCACTCGCACAGCGGATGTTCACGCAAGTACGCAGCACGTGTGCGGTACCACCTGGTGTCGTAGCCCTTGGCAGTGTCTGTGCGGCGGCGTCGGAGCGCTGAGCTCTTACAGTCCTCGCACCGCCCCTGTGGGGTGAGGGTGGGACAGCCTGGGGTCGGACACACCTGGAGGGCTTTGGGGGACATGGGGGTCACCTCCATAGGGGTGCCTCGCGGCTGGGGTGGGTCACGGGAGTGGGCCCCGTGTCGCGTCACCCAGGCGGTCAGTCGCAGAGGTTCACCTCGGCGTGCCCCCGCGGTAAGTCGGCCTCGGCCATACGGGTGCCGCCGCCCCAGTCTGTTCGACGGACTGCACAACCTCTGTGGGGGCCATGCCATTGACGGGCGAGCGCTTGAGAGGCGGACGGATGAGACTGGACATCGTCGGATGGGGTTTTCAATATTGAAAACTTCGAATCGGGGGATTTCGATAGTGAAAACTAATGATGAGCCTGAACCCAAGGATTTCGATTCATTGATTTTGCTAACGTGTTCGCCCTGGTCATACCATGACCAACACCGTCAGGGGATGCGGGGGGAGGCTAGTGGTTTCGTTTCATTCGTCTCGCGCTGCCTCAAGCCCTCGTTATGTCAGGTGTACGATTAATACCACCCTCTCACCTGCGCTATTGTCGCTACGGGGCGCACAGACCGACGAGAGGGCCCGTCGGCGGTCAGCGGCGCCACCGTCGGAGTATCCGGCCGCACAATTCAAGGAAACAATATGCCCTACCCCGAAGACCCCTTGGGTGACCCGCAAATCTGGCGCATCCTCGAGGCTTTCACGCGATTGGCGGTCGAATTGTTGCGACTGAGAAAGTAGAGAAGGGGACCCAGCTAAATCGCTAGGCCCCCGAGAGGGCTCCCGGTATGGGCTGACATCCGACCCGGGAGCCCGCACATCAAGTAGATCACGCCAGGTATCACCAGTCATAACCAAGTGAAGACCGCATGAGGGCCCCGCTGGGGTCGTCTGGTGGCCCTCACGACGGGCACGACAAAGGCCCTGAGCGTGTGCTCCGGGGCCTGAGTGCAGAAGTCCTATCTAAGCACTCAACTTAGGCCGGTCTGTCAAGTCGGGCAAGCGCGGCCCCCGCCTTTTGTCGACCAGGTGTTGCACGTTGGTGGTGTGGGCCTTGTCGAGGCTGCATCGGATCTCGCCGTCGGCCCGGTGGCCGGGGGCGATGATGGCGTGGAGCTGCCCGCCGCACGGGGCAGGGGTGTCCCCGTAGAGGGTGACGGACTGGCATGGGGTGGGCAGTGGCACCCACCGGTGAGGGCGGTCGACAGCGCGCACGGCCTGGTGGTGGGCGGCGAGGATCTCGTCGACCACCTCGGCGCCGTAGGAGCGGGTGCGCNGGGGGGGGGGGGGGGGAGCCACTCGGCCATGGACCGGACGGTGGCCGCGCGAGGGTGCGTGGTGGCGCCGTCGTCGGCGAGGACGCGCGCCCATCCGGCGAGGGTGTTCCGCAGAACGGCGAGAGCCTCGGACGCTCGGAGATCGAGGGGTAGAGGCTGCTCGGCCTTCTTAGTGGGCTTACCCCCGCCGCCGGCCGCGCCGAGGGCCGTCTGTTTGGCCACAGCGGTGATGAGGTCGTCGGCGAGCCAGTCGGCGATCTCGGTGAGGGCGGTGGCGGCCTGGTGGGCACATGAGGTGCAGGCGGGGGCGTCGTCGCCGGACGGGCGGCCGCACAGGTCGCACGGGTAGTGGCGGTGCTCGGTCTTCATGGTTCCCCCGTTGTGGTCGTGCTGGTGGTTCGTGTCAGCAGTGCGGCCGACACATCGGGCAGAGCTGCGCATGGGTCGGGCGGCGCTTCTTGGAGGAGGAGGCACGCCACCCGTCGGCGCGTGCGAGGTGTCGGGCATCCGAGGCGGTTCGGGTCGCGAGCTTCGGGGTGTGGGTGGCGCCGCACTGGTCGCACCGGAGGCGGTACAGGCGGCCGTGGGGTGTGGTGACGAGGGTGACGCTCATTTGTCGTCCTCCTCGGCGGGCAGTGGATATCCGGCTTGATGGAGCCGCCACACGAGGCCGCCGGTGTCAGCGAGCCCGCGCTCGGTCTGGCTCACCCAGTGGGCGATCAGGTGCAGTACCTCGGCGAGGGCCTCGTGCTCCGGGGTCTGGTGGCTCATCGGGTCGTCTCCGTCGTGGTGAGGCGGGTGAGGATCCAGTTGTGGGCGTCCGTGACGGGGATTCGCACGGCGGCGCCGAGGCGCAGGGCGGGGAGTTCGCCGGCGTCGATGGCGCGGTGGATGGTCATGGTGGAGACCCGGAGGTGGTCGGCGAGTTCTCGGGCGGTGTAGTAGGCGACGCCGGTCGGCAGGTCACTCATGCGGGGGTCTCCTGTCAGAACGGGAAGCCGTCGGGGACGTCGTCGTCGATGTGGGTGAAGAGGTCGGGTTCGGCCGGGTTCGCGGCCGGCACGGGTGCGGACGGTATGGCGGTGGCGGGGATAGGGCCGGGGCACTCGTGGGTGGCAACGACGGGGTGCCCGCGTGAGGCCATGTGTTCGGTGTCGCGGAGGTGGAGCTGTAGGTCGTCGCGGCCGAGGACGTTGTAGGTGAGGCGTCCGGACAGGCGCGCGTGGAGTTCGGTCTCGGCGTCGAGAGGGAGGGGGTCGGCGCGGACGGTGAGTGCGGCGGTGTGGTGGTCGAGGGCGACGATGATCGCCGCGCCGCATCGGGGGCAGGTGTCGAGCCGGGCGTGGATGGTGGCGGCGCGCATCGGGGCTCCTGGAGGTCGGGAGTACCCCTCAGTACCCCCTACGGGCGTTTGTGCATTGACCTGATCGTGCGCATGTGCGTGCGCGCGTGAAGGTGGAACCATGCAAAAGGGGGTACTAGGGGGTACTGCCTTGGATTGGCCAGCGACAACGCCTGTGAAAAGGGGTACTGCCAAGGGGTACTTGGGGGTACTCGCAGGGGTCCTAGGGGGTACTGCGAAGGCGCCGAGAGGGCACGGGAGGGCGGGGCAGTACCCCTTCGCCAGTACCCCCTCGGCTGTCAGTACCCCTTCGTCAGTGCGCATCAGAACCCGGCCCGGCCGTCGTCCTCGGTACCGTCGTCGATGAGCGCCAGGCCCTCGTAGAACTTCCTGCCGTTGGACGCCTTGCGGGCGTGGCCGCGCCCAGTGAGTTCCCGGCCGAGGGCCTGTGCGGTCAGGGGCTTGACCCCCTCTCCTATGCACCAGGATTCGTAGGCCGCACGGAGCTTCTTGGCTTCCTGCTTGATGTGGCTACCGCCGCCGGTGTGGCAGCACTCTTCGAGGAACCGGCCGACGTGGTCCTCTTCGGAGGCGTACTTCTCGGTAGCGGCCTTGACTGCGTCGGGGTCGGCGAGACCGTCGGTGAAGTACTGGCGGGCGCCCTCGATGATCCACGCGAGGATGCCAGGGCCTTCCTCCTCGACGAGGATGCGGGCGAGGTTCTCCACGCGCCGCTCGGTCGGGACGGTGCGGGTGAAGGGGATGAGCCGCAGGCGTCGCCAGAAGCTCGTACCACCACTCTTGACCTCGGGCTGGTGGTTGCCCATGAGCCACAGGTGGTGGGTGGGCTGGAAGGTGAAGTGGTCTTGGCGCATATACCGGGCGGTGATGGTGTCGCCGCCGGTGAGCATCTTCATCTTCGCTTCGTCGAACCGGTCTTCCTGGTTGACCTCGGAGCAGATGACCAGGCGCATGCCTTGCAGGCGCGCGAGTTCGGTCTCGTGTGAGGAGCGGGTGTGCATGAGGAAGTCGTGGGGTGCGGTGGTGGCGTAGTCGCCGAGCAGCGCACCGAGTACTTCGAGGAACACCGACTTGCCGTTGGAACCACCGCCGTGCAGGAACGGGAGGACGTGCGTGCCGACGTCAGCGGATGCTGAGTATCCGGCGAGGCGTTGGACGTACCCGGTGATTTCGGTGTCGTCGCCGAAGGTGTCGGCGAGGAAGGACTCCCATCGCGGGGTGCCCACGTCGGGGTCGGGTGCGGTGGTGGCCGAGCGGGTGTGGAGCTGGGTGGGGTCGGGGTCGGACAGTTCGCCGGTGCGCAGGTCGGCGACGCCGCCGGTGGTGTTGAGCAGGTGGGGTGCTGCGTCGAGGTCGGCGGCGGGGGCGACGATGCGCGGGTCGGTGCGGGCGAGTTGGACCATGGCGCCGAGGTTGCGCGCGGCCAGTGACCGGGCCTTGTGGGCGGCGTCTTCCTTGGCCTCGTCGGGGAGCGCGCGGGCGATGGCACGCGCCTTCTCTGGGACGTGGCCGCGGTCGTCCCACGCCCACCGGTGGCCGTCCCATGTGAGCCACTTTCCGCGCTCGGGGACGTAGCGGATCTCGCGGGCGTGCTCGTCGACCAGGCGCAGTGCGTTGCCGTCGTCGGTGCGGCTGTAGGTGTCGAGTTGGGTGACGGGTGTGGGTTCGTCGATGGCGAGCGCGGCGGTGCCGTCGGTGGCCGGGGTGGTGCCGGGCTGGGCGAACTGGGTCGGGACGGCGGCCAGGTGACGGACGGGTTCGGGGGCAGGGCGCCCGTATCCGGCATCGCGCAGGGCACGGGCGGCGGCCTTGTAGTCGTTGGCGTGTTCGAGCTGCGTGTAGGCGGCGAACTTGGTGATGGGCGTCTCGGACTCGAATTCGGTCGAGGTGGTGAACACGTACAGGCGGTCACGGTCGTCGGCGTGCCCGGTCGTCGCCGAGATGCCCATCCGCTTGCCGGGCCGCCGCCAATAGCGGGTGTTGCCCGAGCGGAACAGCTCGGTCCACCCGTGGGGGGCGAGGATGTCTGTCCAGTCGGTGCGGTTCTCGCAGTCGTCGCCGGGGCTGAGGCTGCCGTCGTCGTGGCGGGGCGCGGGGACGGGTTGGGCTAACGCGGGTGCCTCGGGGGCGGGCATGGTGTCGCACATGCGGGCGAGGTCGAGGAGGGCGTCGCTCACTTCGCGGTCGAGGGTGGCGATGGTGTCGGCCCCGCCGGCGTGGAGGGTCCACGGGTGCCCGTTGGGGTGGACGGGGCCGGAGCTGGGGGCGACGACGAGGAACCCGCCCTCACTCTTGGTCTCGATGAGCACCTGGATCTTCTGGCCGGGCTTCTCGGCGAGCTCCTCGTCGGTGGAGGGGCGCCGGGCCAACTTCAGGTTCTCCACGCCCTGACCGTCGGCAATCCTCCAGAGGAGGTGGAGCCCTCCGGATGCGGTGGCTTCGGTGTAACCACCCATGACCTCGCGGAGCACCTCGCCGAGGCCACTGTTGTCGGCGAGCTCGACGTACCGCGCGAACACACCCTCAGAGACGGCGCGGCCCTCGACGTCCAGGCACACGAGCCCGCCGGACACGGTCCCGCCGACGACACCGACACCGGGGTGGCTGTTGGCGAACCACTGCCGGACCTGTTCCTCGGTGGGGCGCGTGGTCATGTAGTCGCGCCACCGGCCGGTGCCGGGCGCCTTGGTGCCGTCAGCCGCGGCGGGGATGACGCACAGGCCCGCGTGGTGGAGGGCGAGGGCGGCGTCGAGCGTGTGAGTCACAGGTGTCGGTGTCCTGTCCGGGTGGTGCTGGTTGGGGCCGGTGGGGGTGGTGGCGCTCATCGGACGCCGCGCCAAGTGCGGACGGGGTGTGCGTGGGTGCCGGGGTCCGTCGAGGTGATGTAGCCGGTCGCTTCAATGACGCCTCGGCGTCGGGCGTGGGCAAACCGGGCTCCGATCGCTGCCGTCTTGATCCCCTCGGGCAGGTGGGCGCGGATGTCGTTCGCGGAGAACACCTCACCGGTGGCGGCGGCGCGTGCGATGAGGAGGTCGATCGCGGCCACGTCCGCACCGGCGGTCTCGACGGCGGCGTTCATCCCGGCGTCGCGTAGGCGTTGCCCCTCGGCGGTTCCCTGCATGTCTCCCCCTCGTCGTCGTGCGGCTGGTGTGGCGCCCGCCCCGGGCGTTGCTCCCGGGGCGCCGGCTGGATCCGGGCGGGCTGGAGTCCCCTTCACAATCAATCAAGGGCCATCAGAAGTGAAGGAAAGAACTTTCCGATTTCCTATTTCCATGGAGCTGAAGCCGGAAGAAGATTTCCGATTTCCTTAATGATCTGGGGGTTCAATGGCCCTTTGAGTGCGCCGGTTCCCATATTTCTCTCGACAGGACCGGTTGGCCAGATCAGAGAAGAGCTGTTTGGCATCTCCTCAAGGCGGAAGTGTTCTCAGGAGAGCACTTCTTACTTCTGCTGAAGGGACTGGAGCAGCGCCTGGACGGCGGGGTCCGAGGGATCGGCCATCCCCTGCGCCGCGGGCGCCTGCTGCTGCGGAGCCGGAGCGGGCGCAGCCTGCGAGGCGGGCGTCTGCTCCGGCTGGGCGGCGGGGGCGCCGCTGTTCTGCTTGTCGAGCCACGCCTGAGCACGCGCGGGGTCGGAGTTGGGGTCGAACTCGGCGAGCACCCACGCCTCGAACCCGTTCTTCGTCAGGGCTTTGCCGATGCGCCCGAGGACCATGTGCGCCCCGGGCGAGAGGCGGTTCACGATCCCGGTGTGGGTGATCAGGACGCCCTCGCGAAGCTGGGCGGAGTCGTCGAGGTCGACCAGGTCGCACGTAGCGGCGGGCACCTCATGCTTCTTGAACTGGTCGTAGCGGTCTTCGATCTTGTGCACCTGAGTGATGAGGACCAGGTGGCCGTCGTGCTCGGCGGGCCTGAAGAAGCCGCCCGCGTTGTTGGAAGGCTGGGTGAAGGTGAAGCTCATGGTGTTTCTCCTGTTTCCTATGCGGCCGTCTTGGCCTGGTGGGTGGTGGTGTTTCCGGGGCAGCCGACGGCGAGGTCGGTGGATCCGGGTTTCCAGAACGGGCAGAACCTGCACGCGCTGGAGGGCTGGGCGGGGAGGTGCTCCCACATGGCGGGGCGGGACTCGGGGTCGAGGGCGATCACGGCGTCACGCACGGACTCCAGACGGGCGAGGGCGTCCAGGGCGAGTTGTCGGTCGTAGACGTCGGTCCACACCCACAGGCCGCCGAGCATCCCGCCGCGGGGGTAGAACGCGAGGGCGACGGTCTGCGGGGTGTAGCCCGCGCGTTCGAAGCCCAAGCCGTAGAGATTGGCCTGAACGCGGTACTGCTCGCGGATGCCCTCGTTGCGGTGCTTGCGCATGGCGGTCTCACCGACGCACTTGTGGTCGATCACCGTGTTCGTAGCGGTGTCGT